AACTAATCCTGAAATCATATCTTCTGTGATGAAGATGGGGTTGACGGAAGCACAAGCCTCCACCATTGTTAGAACATCTATAACACATGTTCAAAACGCATCAGCTTATTCGATGTACGAGCAAAATGCAGATATTCTGGATGGTTATAGATTTGTGGCGACACTAGATAGTCGTACGAGTAGGATATGCTCTCACAATGATGGGTTGGTATGGCCTTTGGAGGATAAGAGTCATGTCCCTCCTTTGCATTTTAGATGCCGTTCTACAACAACACCCGTTGTTAAAGCAGCTTCTGATCTTAAGCAGCCAATACCGGAGTCAGAGAAGGAGCGCTTGGATGGTAAGCCTCCTATCGTTGAAGATTTTGGTGGGTGGTTAAGGCGTCAAGCGATGGCTGTGAAGCTTAAGCATCTCGGAGATCAAGCAAGAGTTGATTTGTTTGAGGCGGGAAAAATACAGATAAAGCAATTTACGGATAAGGCTGGGAAGGCCATTTCTATGCTTCAGCTTAGGAAGCTTGACATAGAGTCTACATCAGGTGTTGGGTTAAGGAATATCCGCAACAAGGCTGATGATATTATAGCCTCTACGCCCAACCAACTTTATCAAAGAGAAGCTCGTAAGCAGCTTAAGAAGCTTTTGATTGCTGACGCTAATGATGGCAAGAGTGTTCTTAATGCTACAGACTTTAGAGGTGCTTTGCTTAGCACGAAGAATTCTAGCAGATATAAAGCCTCTAATGACTTTGATAACTCTGGTGTCTTCTTCGATGCGTTAACAGGCCAGGCTAAGAGTAAATACGTTTACGACCCTGATCCTGGTTTGTTGTCTGATAGGCTTAACTATGTTCGTCAGTCTGCTCAGCTTACTCCAGCTCAAAAGAAGTTTATAGCGGAGATGGTAGATGACTTGGGTGATAGCATGTCCGTCAATCAGCAGACAGTTGTTGCAGAGAATCTTCGACTTGTCTTCGAACGCTATAACCGCACCATAACGACCAAAGGATTAGATGAGGCTAGGTGGGAGAACCTTCCAGCTGTTCTCAGGGCTGAGATGAAGAACAGTGTAACAAACGTTTCGAAGCGTCTTGAGACAAGGACACGTCAGGATAGTCAGACGTTTGGGAGGTTTGGAAATGATGATAGGGCTGAAGTGCAAATCTTGGGTAAGTTTGAGTCCTTTGATGACATTAGCTCTAATCTCAGAAAGAACAGGATGATGATAGAGGATTGGGAGTTGAATGTTGCTCCAAAAATCACTCGTTCTGTATTGAGAGATTTGGGTTCTGCCCCTCTTAGGCGTTTCTTCTTAGAGCCTTCAACACCAGCTCCTCCTAAGCAGAGTATAATGGAGATTCTGAGGAAGAAGCTAAAGCTAGATACGCTAGAGAAGGTGGACAAATGGATATTGGAGCAAAAGGAAAGTTTGAGAGGCCTCTTTACACTAGAGCGTTCTATAGAAGCCGAGAGAGATTTGTTTGAGAAGTATATCGCAACAAAGCTTCCTTTCGAAGATCAAGTCAAGCTTTTCTCCAACGCCACCAAGTTAGTAGCCGCAGGAGAGTCAACGGATTATGATGCTTTAGCAATTGCTATAGGTAAGGCTTTCAGAGAGAAGTATAAGCCTCCTTATCAGGGCTTCTTTAGTCCTACTTTGGAGGATTATAGGAAGGATGGTGTAATGTTCTTGGACGCCTTAGTCAGGGCGAAGAAGATTCGTGTGTTAAATAGAGGTATTCAAAGAAGGGGTGTTGTTGATTTGGATACGGGTAGACCTGCCGGTGCCTTCTTCAATGTCAATGCTAGACAAGTGGAAGTTATTGACCCTGACATGCTTGAATATCAACGTAACCTTAGACGGGTTGTTGTTGGAGAGCGTATAGGTTATATTGACAAGACACAGAGATATCATGTCGTTAAAGGAGAGAAAACATATAGGGATGCCTTCGGGAATAAGACAGATAGGTCGATAATAACTAGAGGTGCTTCATCTCGCTTCGATGAGAAGATTATTGACAAGGATTTTGTTGATATGCTCAATCACTCTATGTCCTTTGAGTTTGAGGTTGACCCTGACTTCTCAGACTTTATGTTGAGAGTTGTAAACTTTAGAGATGTTAGAGGTGAGGCAGAGAAGTGGGATTCCTTAAATGGATTTAGGAAGATTGTGTTGGAGAGGGGTGAGCAAGGCTTTGGCCTCATCCAAACAATCAAATGGCATCTTCAGCATCGGAAGCCTTTTACAGCTGCTACACAAATAGATTCTAGGGGAAGGGTTTATTATACCGGCTACCTTACACCTGGAGGTGGGGAAGTCGTGAGGCCTTTCCTTAATACAGCAAAAGCGAAGCCCTTAGGACAGAAAGGCTTTGAGGAGCTGATGATACAAACAGGGGCTATGGTTGGGAAGGGTGCGGATGTCCTATCCAATTCAGGCCGAATCAAGGCTTTCAAAGACAACCATCAAGCGCTTATTGACTTGGGCAAAACGATGCTATCTCCAACACAAAAGGATAGGAGGGTTAAGGATTTCTTGTCTCATCCTCTAATCGTAGATCAAGAGCCTGAGGAAGTAGCAAAGCTTGCTAGACTGGCAATGGAAGTTGCGAGGGTCGATGTCCATTTAAATGGCGACTATGGGGCTGCCAATCTTGGAAAGCTTAATAGCTTTAAAACACGTTTAGCTGTTGAGAATGATGCCAGCTCTTCTGGAGCTCAAATTATTGCTCTCTCCACAAAGAATAAAGCTCTTGCTGAAATAAGTAATGTCGTCCCCACAACCTCTAAAAGGAGGCTGTATGACATTATAGCAATGAGAACCATATCCGACCCCAGATGGGAAGCTATTAGGGAGAAGGGTGTGGATATAACGTGGGAACAGCTTGCGAAGGCTGCTAAGGCTCAGAACATGGTTGCCTTCTATGGGGCTGGTAAGGCCACTCAAATAGCCAATATCGAGGCTAAGCTTGCTAGCATCCTTGGGAAGAATGATGGGCTATTGGTTATTAACAAGACTGAGCTTAGTAAGGTTAATCGATTGATTGATGGCCGTATTAAATTCAGTGAAGCTAACGACAGCTTAGAAACAGCAAGGCGTCTCCGCTTGTTTAAGAAGGAGCTTGAGGCTGTTGTGAAGAATGAGCGCAGTTATGATAGTGCTCTTATGAGAGAGGCCTCCGATTTGCATGAAGATGTTGCTTTATTCATAAGCAGACTGTCTAACACCCATCAAAAGATCATTGGCCCTGACGTCTTTAGAGAGATAAGCACTATTATGTCAGAGTACTTAGCCAAGGAAGCTCCCATAACTCAGACGTTCATTGAGTTTTGGAAAGACGCTGCCCGAACCTTTGTACAGGAAACAAAGAGTGCTGAAATCCCTTGGGTTACCTTCGATGGTAAGCTTTTGAAGCAAAATTACCAAGTGAAGGTAGAACAAAAGATAGCTTATAAAGACGCTAGGACGGGGAGATATATCGAGAACATAGTCCAGATTAAACCGGAGGATGATGTTGTTCTAGGTAAGATATCTGAGATAGAGGCTAGGAGTGGCTTGGGTGTAAATGGCAATCACTCCAATGACGCAACTATCGTTAGAAAATTTCATTTATGGGGTAAGAAGGCAGGTGTAGATACAGCTACAATACATGACGCCTTTTTTACAAACATAGCAGATGCTCCTACTGCTAATAACCAGCTTAGGCTTATTTATGGTGATGCGGCAGAATCTGACTCGATCAGGGATACGCTTAAGGCTATGAAGAGCTACGGACTCTCATCTGAGTCATATCGTAGGCTGCTTAAGAAGGCAGAGGAAGGCGATTTGCTAGGCAACACACTCTCTAGGAAAGATATTGTCAGGGAGCTTCTTCCTGATGAAGCTTATTATGGTATTGGTCCTTAATTTGGAGTTTTGAGAATGATTGATGAAAATGAAAATGTGGAGAGTCACGACGCTGTAGAGCAGAATGATGCTGAAGCGAGCCATGGGAGCCTCTCTGAGGCGTCTGATGCAGATGCGACGGAACAAAAGTTGAAGAAGTTAGTGGCAGAAGAGTTGAAAGATATTAAGGCAAAGCTTGATAAGGCTTATAAAGAGCGAGATCAGGCTAGGAAAGATCAGGCTAAACTCTTAGATGAGAACAAGAGAGCGAAGCTTGAAGCACTAGAGAAGGAGGGTAAGGAACTGGAAGCTCTTCGCATCCGTTATAAAGAGATGGAAGAACGGTTACAGGAAGCAGAAGGCAAGAACGACGCTTTGAGCAGAGATGTCTCTCTCAAGGGTGCATTGTCGAAGTATGATTTCAAGAATGCGAAATCAAGCGACTTGGCCTTCCGCGATATCCTTAACAACCTTGTAAAGCAAGAAGATGGCTCTTGGATTGCTGTCAGTGGACAGAGCATAGACGAGTACGTTACCGAATATGCTATGGCGGAAGAGAACGACTTCCTCTTCAAACCCAAGAGAAGCTCTGGAACAGGATCTGTCGGTGGCAACCTCCCTACCAAGAGCAAGGAAAACGAAAACGTCTCTCTATTTGACCTTCCGCAGTCTAAGATTTTGGATATGGCTGCCAAAGGTGAATTGAAGAAAAGACGTTAGGCGTGTTATTCGACGAATGACACATACAGAGGTTCTCTTGAGGAAAAATAAATGCCAGCAATTACCGAAACAGATTTCCAGAACATCCGAGTAGCGGTGGGGGCTTATTCAGATGAAGCCTACACTACGGCTCGTAAAATTAGCGGTACGGCTGTGGTTGATCGTGGGGCTAACATCCTCATCACCGACCAAGAAAGCTACATCGGCCAGCTCCGTTGGTTTAAACCCCTTGCACCAGTAATTAATGTCGTTTCCTTGTCGAATGCTTCAGCAGGAACCGGTACTGACGTCACCACCGAAATGTCCAAGTACATCAAGACTATGAGGGCACATGGTGCAGAGCAGGTTAATCTGCAACGCATCATCTCTCAAGAAGATGGTTTGGCAAAGATCGGACGTGACTTTGGTACGACTCAAGCTCAGGATGAGCATAACGCTATCCTTGCCATCCTGAAGGGTGTAGCTCGGGCTGAAGTTGATCGTGTTGCTGGCTCCGGAACTGGGTTGGTCGATTACGACACTGACCCTGATGTATCTGGTACTAACGCTAACGGCTTCTTCGTTGACATCAATGCGGCAGGTATCTTTGGAGCTGCTGCCACTGACCCTGCTAGCTCTCGTAAGCTGTATGATCCTTCAGCATCTGGTGCTGCTAGGTTCGCTCGCCTATTCCAAGCTGTTGGTATGGCTTGGAAGGACTATGAGCCTGCCTACATGTATCTCCTTACCACTCCGGAGATGATGGCTGAACTGCGTGTCGCCAACCTTGTGGACACGATCGTTGTACAAGACGGTAATCTCGCCTTCGAAACTATCTTTAATGGTAAGTTCAGGCTGATTCCGACGCGTGCTAACCAGGGTGATCTTTCTGGTGATGCGGCAGTTAATGCTCAGTCTACCAGCACCAGCTTCGTTATTGGCCCTGGTGCTGTTGGTTTCAAAGATATTATGCTGACCAACGAAGAGCGTATTGAGTTTGATAGGTCTGCTGCTAGCTACAACGGTGGTGGTTCTACGGCTGTATGGTATCGGTGGGGCTATGTTGCTCATCCTTCCGGCTACAACTGGGGTGGTTCTGAGTCGGCGTTTGCTTCTGATGCGAATTACTCTGCATCTGGTGCCTTTGTTCGTAAGATTAGCGCTCTCAATCTCAGTATTCTGCCAATCTTTCACTCGTAAGGAGGAGGTTGTATGGCCCTAGTAAAGGGAACTAACTCATATGTGGATGTAGCAGAAGCTGATGCATACTTCGCTGATCGTGTATTAGACAGCGGCTGGTCTGACCTGACGGTCGAGGACAAAGAGCAGGCATTGGTGAGTGCTACAGATCTTATAGACGAGAACCCCTGGACGTCAGTGGCCATTTCCTCCAGCGCATTAGCCTTTCCTAGAGTAGGGACGTACTTCGACCCCACTTATGGAATGGAAATGCCTCTCGACCCTGTTCCTGTCCGAATATTAGATGCTACATGCCTCTACGCTCTACACTTGGCCACCAATAAGAGCACTCTCAATCCCGCTCCTGCTAATGGCTACAGTGAGTTGACGGTTGGGCCTATAACACTGAAAGGGGCAGTTGAGGTTAGTCCTCAATGGTCTATGCCTTCTAGTGTAAGAAGCCTCATTCGTCCTTTATTGAGTAGAGGTTATGGGAGCAATACATGGTTCAGGAGGAATTAATATGTCCCTAAGACAAGCAGTTTTGGGTGGCATTGATTCAGCCTTTAACGCTATTGGCGATTTAGCGATAGACGTTCTGCTACACCCTAAGCAACTAGATGGTTATGATTTCTCCACTGGCTTAACAGCAACATCTCCTTCCGGTTCTTCCATTAACGTGAAAGCTGTAGAGATGGGTAACGATAAGGATGGTAAGCGTCTGATGATTAAGCGGACGGATTTGCCTCGCCCAGATCTGTATTCGACCGTTGAATATGGAGGGAAGACGTATAGGATTGGGGAGAAATGGGAAGATGACGCATGGCTTGTCTATCTAACCCTTTTTGATATGGGGGTTGTATGATTGAGCTTATCCAACGCGACATAGAGCTTGTCTTCAGCTCTCCAGAGTGGACGTCCAAGGGCATCGAGGTTGTACCTGATGGCTTTGAGCTGTTAGGAGAAGGTATTAAGTTCTCCGTCAGCTATGACGCTAAGTCATTCTATTATGGTGGTTATGGGGTTACAGGACGTATGTCATTGTCAATATATGTTGAGGCTGGTAGAGGGCAAACACGCGCTAACGAGATTGCAGAAGGTTTGAACGCTGTCTTTCAAGGAAAGTTACTTTCGCCTAACGGAACACAAACTGGACCTAGCACATTGATATGGTATGGGGTTGACCCCGACAATCATTCTTTGGCTAGGGCGGAATATTCCCTACCTTTTAGCAAATACGCCTAGGAGAACACAATGGCTCATATCGATACAATTGGCGCTAGCATCTACACCTCTCTGTGGATCAACGCTGGTACCCTCACCAACGAAATCTTTCAAGGTGTCCCTAACCGTCCTGGTAGTGTTGGAGCCTTTCGGGCTTTCTTTGAAACTCCCAGTGGTTCCGACGTAGCTCTGCCTCCGACGATTAGCCCTACGTCTCGTAACGTAGGTCATATTCGTGAGCTGCCCTCAATGGGTACCCCCTCGAATATTGTTAACGTCCCTCAGTATGGACAAGCTACGTCCTCTCAGATTCAGGCACAGGCTGACGCTCCTTCTCTGGAGCTCCAGTTTAACTACGTGCCCGAAGAACATGCCTACCTCGACCAGCTCCGTAAGGACGGTGTAGGTGTTGTATTCCGTGTTCGTATCTCCAATAACCCTGGTGTTCTTGGTAAGAGCACGGATAAGTATGACGATATATACTTCTATGGCACTGTAGCTTCAATGGAGATTACTCCCTCCTTGAGCGACAGCCTCCAGACCACTATCGCTCTTACGATCGATGGTGACTTTGAAGGTCCGTTCTCTGAGATGGGCTCTGGCTCTACCTCTGATTACGGCTTGCCAGCTGTCGTATAAGCGTCATGTGTTTGGGCTTCCTTCTATTTGAGGGAAGCCTTTTTCGACCTGGTTCTCAAAATAGGATATTCTTATGGCTGCTAACAAAGATCTCACTAATCCTTGGTCTCCTAGCGAAGTTAGGAACATGGATATTTGTGGTTTGGTGGAGCGTATAGACCGCGTTATCTATGAAACGATGACATCAGAGAGTGCAGCTTTGAACGAGCTTAATAGCTTCGACGTTCAACGGCAAATGGACTACTCTATGGCACTTCGGACTTATGCCAGCACGATGAATAGTGCCTCTGTAATGGACCTGCCGCACTCCTACCCCCACATGTATAAGATTCACTATGTGACGGAGTCGGTGGATATAGAAGACATCAAGAATAAGGGCTTGAGGGATATCATTCGCTTCTATGTCAATGCGATGGTACAGCTTTCTCGCTCTGAGAGCGCTGACAAGTCTAATGCATTCCATCCTGCTGATTATGGTCGATTCCTGCTGATTATGGACCGTATTGATCAGTATATTTCCTCTTACCTACAAAGCACTCTTCCGCTTGATTTCCCCAAGTCTAGCGATTATGAGAAGGCTTCTTGGCACAAATAAAACGTAAACGATACAGTATGGAGTTCGTAATATGAAAGTGTTTTCGATGGGGTATATTTTAAGCACTACGGCTTACCACATGAAGCGTTCCATTGATATTAGCATAGCTAATTCTTTGAAAGCTTCTAAAGAAAGCCCTGAGAGATCAGAAGAAATTCTACAAACGTTGAATACCCTTCAGGATATGAAGACGATGGTAGAGTCTTATGAAAAGGAAAATCATGCGCTTTTTTCTAGGAGAACACAAGAATGAGAGAGTTTT